ATCATTAACGTAATTTAAAAAACATGAGATTGGTAATCCCCTATCTGTGCCACCATTAGATAATATAGGTGAGGCAAACATAAACCATTGATTAGATACATAATCATATAAGCGTTGTGCATGAGCTGTGTCATCTGCAAAAGCCGCAGCAGCTCTTATGAAGGCATCTTGTGGTGATTTTTCCTCAGGAAGCATATACCTATCCTTTAATATCTCTGTACCAAATTTGGTTAGTAGCTTGTCTTTCTCGTAATTAGGGGTAGGTGTTTTTATCTTCATAATCTCTCTGGTTGTTTGTTAATTTTAGGAAAGTTTTTAGTATAACATCTTTTATAATTAATAGCAACAAAAATCATACAAGACTTCGTAAAAAAATTGTAGCGTAATCCCAATCTACCTCTTGACTAAAGGCATCTTCAAGAGATTCAATCATAAATAAATCTAAATCTTGATTAAGATTTTTACACACTTGTATTAACCTTATATCATAGTCTGGATAGAGCCGTTGTATAATTGGTAAATATAAATTTTTTAGTTGACTTTCAGCTTTAGCTACTGCTTTTAATTTACATTCTAAAATAACAAGAACTTTACTATCTACATCTGGTTTAATTATAATGTCAGTTTGACACCACCCATTACCTCTACCATCTTCAAATTGATACCATTGCCCATGCAATACACGGTCTTCACCATACACTGCTTTCATATAATTAGCAATACGGTTTTCATAAAGTTGGCCAGCTCTTTTTACACCACGAGATTTTGTCATGGGGATAAAATCTGGACGTGCATCAAGAGCTTTGACCCACTTTAATTTACGGATTACGTTGCGTTTCGACATGGAAAAACCAAGTTCCCTTCAACTTTAATGTAACCCGAATCTTCCATAGCCTGAATTGTTTGTGTCAACTCTCCAGGATTTGGAATCTTTCGTAATAACTCACGTTTAAAATGTTTAATGAGTAGATGTGACCTACCATTGGCAAACAAGGTATCGTTTAGCCAGACTGTCATATCATATGCAATCTTACCTGTTCGACCCATACCAAAACCTTCTAATGCTTTAGGCATATGTTTTTCCATATCACGCATTAGTTCTTTTGTGTATTCCCAATCTTCTAACATAATTTTTCTTGTACCTCGTCTAGCGGCTGATACTGACATAGCTACTTTAATATGATGTGATATTCTCCTCTGATTATACTCTGCCAAGTGAGGGGCAGTAGGCTCTGGTGGAATACCATTTTCAATATCTTTATTAACTTCATCAAAACAATCTGGATCAAATGTCATTGGCCCATACATTTTTGCTATTGTACCTAAGTCATGTCTTAAATTTTCTACAGTATTATCTGATACTTTCTTTTGTAATAAACTCTGAGCAATTTTTGGCCCATCATAAAACACTGGTATCATTCTAGATAATAAACCTTGAGACCTTGCATCCTCTGGTAGATTATCAACAAACTGTTCTGGTGTAGCACAAGCTATCCAATTTAGGCAAGGCCCATTAATAACATATTCTCCAGCAGTTTTAGTTTTATGACTATAAGAATCTTTACTGTCCCACATATCTGTAAGAAACATCTGTAAGTACCTATCCGTTCTAGACATAAACGCACCAAACTCTGATGTAACTAAAGTAACAGAAGCATCATGAAACTCATCAATCTGGGGACTACTTAATCTCATATCAATACGTTGTAGCTTACACATATCTACTGCTAATTTTTCTGGTGTGATCCTATCTTGTATAGAGTATAAGGGATATTTACGTAACCCATATTGATCTAAACCAGAATTAAAATTCGCATCATCTTCAGTAGTACCTACTGGTGTTGTAAGTTTAGTAAACACTTTAGAGTAAGGTAGTATTAAAGATACGGATTTGTTACGACCAGGATTTGCTATAAGAGTAATAAATAGATTACTCCTAATATCATAGTTAGCCATAGGAAACCACACACGCCTACCCAGTGCCCCAGCTACTGAAGATAACGCAGACCAGATAGCAAATGGTCTAGGTATAGGACTACCTTCCAATGCGTCAGCACTTGCTTTTAAAAAATCAGTATAATTTCTAACCACATGGTCTCCATTTCTTCATTGCTTTCCAGTTAGTACCAACTTCACAATCAGATGGTATAATCATCTCTTTCTTACCTACAGTTAAAGGGTTATGCATACGTTTTAAAATTTCAGGAATTAATGTATCTACTTCTTTTGTAGGTATTTGTCCTAAAATTGCATCATGCACTTGACCTAATATTTGCACACCCTCACCATGTAATTCTCTCCACACTCTATATAAACCTAAATTTAATAAATCTCCAATAGTAGATTGTGGTACATATGCAATAGCTAATCGTAATGTTGATGCGTCATCTAATCTAGTCCAAAACTGTGTACGTCTGCCAAATGGTGTTGTCAGTGTACCTGTTGTTTGTATCTTATGAGCTGTCTGATCATGCCATGTACGTATACCTGGAAATGCACCTGGAATTTGTAACTGAGTATGTGGGCCCGATCCTATGATGTTGCCCTTATCCATTAACTCTTTAAAGCCTCCCTCCTTATCTTGCTTATGCCATTTCTCTACTTTATCTAATTGTATCACACCTCCAAAATAAAGCAACTGAAATTTTGTTGCTTGGGATATTTTTATTTTAATTTGTCTACCTAGCGAATGAGGTGACACTCCATAGTTTGTTCCGTGCCCAGCTTTTTTACAAATATCTCTGTAACTATACTGATGATAATAAGGTGTGTTTGCTAACTCTCTATCTTGTTCTGGATCACCAGACCAACCTAGATTAGGCCAAATCATTTTAACAACTTCTGTATGTAAGTCAGAGGTTTCACATGCGTTTATATATCCCTCATCTCCAGATACATAAGCTGTTACTCTAGATTCTGCTTGTTCTAAATCTGCATAAAACATTGTCATACCTTCGTCTGGTACAAACATTTCACGCATGTCTTTAGTAATATTCTGTAAGTTAGTTCCTGTATTCCAAGGAGATTCTTTAGATGACCAACGACCTGTTTTAGTTCCAGCTACTTGATAAGAACAACGGACACGCCCATCATCATCTCTTTTAGTATCTAATACATTTATCTGCTTATCTATATTTCTTAATGCTAATATAGTATTACAAAAAGGTTTTGCTCTAGGATAATGTTCTGCTAAATGTTCTAATGCTTCTTTATCAGTAGATACTTTTTGCTTACCTTTAACACTAGCAATAACTTTAGGTAAACCTAAATGTACATATAATAAATCTTGTAATTGTTTAGGACTTGCTGGATTAAGATCTTTCTCCCATACAGCATTAGAAAATAAATTAAGTGAACGTTGTAACTTAAGTCTTTGGTCTTTCAAAGGGGCACGTATTTTTCTTACGACCTCCTCATCAACTTTAAGTCCACGCAACATCATAGATAAGGCTGGCCCAATGCTAGCTATTTCAAACTCGTAAGTCTTACGTGTTACATCATCTAATTTACTGTCAATTTTATGCCACAACTCACTGGTTAAAGCACAATCTAGAGCACAATATGCCCATAAGGTTTGGTCATCATCTAATTTTAGATGAGGTATCTCCGTGTTTTTGATTATCTTCATGTGCTAATTCTCCTGCTATTGCTGAGTATCCAACCATATCTATATATGTGTCCATACTCGGATGTCCAAATTTTGCTCTCGCAACCTTTAATAGTACCATGAGGATTGCTACATCTCGTGCTTTTATTTCTTTATCTAAATAAGCACTCCATAACGTAGCTATGTTATTGTGATTTGTTCTCTTGTCCCCATATTCGTTTTCTCTTTCACCGCCTAGAATAGTCTCGGCTGTGTTTAATATCTCTTTAATCTTTTCGCCAGATTTCATCATAACCCCCCATAACTTTATAAAAATCTTCTCTTACTTTTGCTGGCTCTAACTCTGCCAGATAACAAACTTCTTCAAAATCTTTTTTCTTATACCTAAACCATAACTTTGCGGCTCTCCTATAATTAACAAACTCTTTAACTTCTCCGCCATACCGCATATCTTGCAAGGCTTGGTCTAGTACTGATCGCCACAACTGTAAGTGATTTTCAACACTGCGATCTTCTGCAGATATTATCTCAGCAGAAAAATATTGTGGTCGCTTCACTATTCATCAGCTTTGGTGCTGTGTGAAAACTTGGCTAAGGTTTTCCATGCACTTTCATTTGTGTACAATGAGCCAAGAAATCCTAAACCTTTTTGCATTTCAGGTTGGTAGGCATGGTGGGCGTGCATTGTATCATGTGTCACGCCAGTTACTTTTATGTTCTTCTTAAAAGATAGCCATGAAACATCATACGTTTGGTTCTGAGCTACTTTTGTTATATTTGCATTTTCTAATATACGTTTCACCCATTGCCATGCTTTTAGTTCATCTTGGTATTTCCAATAGTACTCTCCATCTTTTTTTATAAACGGAACAACTAAAGCTGTGTTCTTGTTCGGGGCAAATCCTATGCACGTAATTTCTCCATTAGCAGTTTCAATATCAAATGCTAATGGCTCATCTTTGTTACCTTTAGTTATAAATTTATCTTCAAAATCTTTTAAATCTTGTAACGAAGGTTCTAAATAAAGACTACGTTCATCTCTTATTAATTCTTTTTGTAATGATTCTTCTTTTGCTTTGATTAAATCTGCAACTACTACAGGTCTAAATTCAAAGTTTCTAACAACCGCACTGGGGCTGTAAGTCGGTACGACTTTGCAATCTTGTTCAAGCAATCCATCACTACATTTCATTACCGAACCTCTATATGTACCAATCTTATCCAGCCCTGTCAGTGCCCATAACGAAGCACTACCCATTGCAATAATTACATTAGGTTTAACTTCATTAAGCTCTTTGTGTAACCGCCTTACGTCTTGTTCCATTTCTTGTTTAAGAAATCCATGACCTGTTGGTGGAAAAGGCGATCTCCATTCATTTTCTTTACATATCTTTTTGTAGCTCAATCTGTTGTGAAAAAAGTTTGCAATATTATCTTGAGCTGGTTTTAATTGAAAAGTGTGAGTGAGTAGGCATTCTTCTAGCTTTACGGAAGCAAGGTTACACATACCTTTCAGTATCTCACCTGTGCCCCCAGCTAGTATTTTATTTAACCGAACTTCAGTAGTAGAAGGATGATCCATAACTATGGCTATGAACATTTTACCTTGAGACTTCTGAGAATTAACTCGGTTTAAAACTGCATACTCACTCACGAATAATTACTTATTAATTATTCTAGATATTGATGCTTGTAGGATATCTTTATTCCTACCAACCATTTCGTGTTTTACAACACCAGAAAAGGTTTGACCGATAGCCATCTCGAGAGATGCAGAATATGGAATATCACTATCCATTTCTAACGTCTTTATTATAAACGTTTTTAGTGAAGCCGCAGGATTGTTCAACTTCATAGCATTTGGTGTTACCCAAAACTCGAGTCTCGTGCTTTCTGCATTCTCTAACTGACTTTCGTCTAGATCAGATTGAATCACACTTACCGCTTTTACGTTAATACGTACTAACGGTGTTTGGTTTTCTCCCACTCTGTCTGAGCGGTAGCTTTTAATAACAAAGTCGTAACTGCCCTCTGGCAATGTCACCGATTCTGGTGTGTCATTGGGTGTCATACTTAAAAAATCAGCAATATCGTTCATAGGTTAACCTCCTTGTTTTGCTGTTATCTTGGGAGCTTCTCCCCCAAGTTTAGTCTTTGCACTCTTTTGTATAGCATCAAAAAGTTTGTGTAAGTCTAAAGGTGCGTTTGCCTCAATTAAACTTGGTGCTGTAACTTTTAAATCCATGCGGTGGTCTGATACTGTGCGTAGAGTACGTTCCGTGCCTTTACTAGAACTTTTCGTATCAATACGACAAACACAATTAAAGTATCTGCCGATCTTGGTAGAAAGTTTAGATCCAACACTTGTTGGGTATGCTTTTGACACACCCATATCTCCCTCCATATATTGCATATGTGAAGTTATGATAACATTACATGGCACTTCGCTGCCTGTGAGGTACTGAATTATATTCTGTACATCTCGTGCTGCTGTGCCCCACTCTGGCTGAGTTGGTTGATCTGTGGGCTTCTTGTTATTAAATACTAATGCACCTCTCAAGGCTGATTCACCCATAAGTGTTAAGCTATCAATAACAAGAACATCTTTACTAGTCCAGTTTTTAACTGATCCTAAATCTTCGTCTCCATCTTTCCAGTTAGAAAGTAGTTGAGCTGATTTTCTAAATGCTGTAGCTTGCCCTAGTGGATCTTTAAGAGTAACATAAGATACTCTATCTACTGCATCATCATTTAAAAATTCGGGAAGTATTGCAAGTCCATCATCAAAATCTAATATTCTTAGGTTGTAACCCGCATTGGCTAAACTTGCTAAACTAGCTGTCTTGCCTGAGCCACTATCGCCTACTAATAATAGTTTTGTCACTTCACTTGCTTTGTGATTCCGTATACTCGCCATTTATTTGTCTCCTGTTAATTATGTTATAATAACATAAAAATGAAATAATGTCAACAAAAATCGTCATTATGTCGCTAATTTTTAATTTTAAATTCTATACCCAATACAATACCTGTATTTCCTTCAGTTTCATATGAAGGAGCAATAAAAAATCCATCTTTTTCTACCCTAAACATTGGTGCTATATCCATGCCACTATATCCTGTAACTAAACCATATTCTATATTAAAGTTTAATACTTCAGTTTTTTTTGCTATATAAGTGCTTACATTATATTCACTATTTTGATATATACCACCTATGTAATTGTCAATAGTACAACGGGCGTGAGGATGAATACTATTATAATCACCAGATAATCCGATGTGCATACTTAAAGCTAAAAATAAAGAAATACAATTCATACTATCATTTATTTTTTCTGTGTTGTGATAAGTCTATTACATTTTCTCTTTTACTTGCTTCAACTAAATCTGGGTGTGGTTCTTTTGTAAAATCATTTTCTAAGAAAATATTTCTACGAGATTGAGGGGCACTACACACTTCTCTGAATCTGCAACCACCATAATTTCCACAGCCAGTAAAATCGGCAGGGTAGTAATTGTTTTTCCAAAAGTTATCTGCATTTTTTAGTGCAAACAATGTGTCATAATACCATTCGTCTATTAATTCTTCTGTTACACTAAATACAGAACGATTAAACCTAGTGAAGTTTACACCTGTTTGTACTCCGTCTATTATGAATCCATCAACTGGTAATTTTAATACGTGTCGACACGCCCATAGGTATGCGAAGATTTGATTGTTAGGCATAAACCCTTGAAAGTAATAAGCTGATAAGGCTGTCTTGGTTGTTTTAAAATCAACTAAATATAATCTGTCATCAAGTGTAACAATCTTATCTATTCTACCAGAGAATCGATGTTCACCATTACCGAATGGTACTTCAAAACGTTGCTCTAAAGCGGCTTCCCCGTTGGGCATTGTAGCTACTCTAAATGTATCTTCCCAATATTCTTCTGCTCTCCATACTATTGCTCGTAGTGCTGATTCAAGTCCTCTAGCACTATCGTCTGATTTTTTTAAATCTTCTCCAAACTCTTTTAAAACAAATTGCAAGGCTTCACGCAAGGCTTGATCTTTTCCCTTACCTTCAAATTTACCACGATCTAATACTTCAAAACCCTCATGTACTGCTGATCCAAAGCCTAAAGCTGATCCATATTTTTGTGATTTGTAACCCTGTAAGTTTGTGTAGTTGTACAAACGAGGGCATGACAAAAACGTAGACAGACTTGATGTGTCCCAAATTCTTTGACGAGGTGCTCCATTCTCTATGGTGAATTTTTTTAATCTAGGTAGTTCTATATTTTCTGTCATGCAAGTGCCTGTATGGTTAATATTGTACAATAAAAATAAGTTACAATTAAGATGAATACTAATTGGCTAAACATTACATTCTTCCAACATTTTAATACAAGCTATTATATTTACTTTATCTACAAATGGCTCATGTTGAACTGCTGTTTCTGGTGGATTTAGTTTATCCACTATAGTTGCACTTCCTTTAATGATACCATATGCACATCCCTGTAAGGTTATGAGTAGTATAAATATAATAGCTTTGTACATTCTAAGTCTCCGATAATAGCATAGTAAGTGGATCTTTATCATACTGTGCAGGTTTAGTTCGAGCAGCAGTTTTACTAATAGGTTTCCCTGCTTTTTCGGTTGCTCTAATATTTTCTCTTGTTGCTTTCAAGTATTCTATAACCTTGTCAATACCCTCTTGGTTTTCAGACAACTCTATTGGATTGATGTCTAAAAACTCGGAGGGTATGTCAATAAGTTCTTTCTTATTGGTTTTTGTTGACTTTGTTGTCGTCATATTCTTCTACTCCTCTAACTTCGGCATCTGGGGCAGTTTTTAAAAAACATTCTCCTTGTGAGTTTGTCCACTTTTGTTGCCCCACATCCCAATTCATATTCTCATAGACTTTTTCTGCCGCACTATCCTTAGATACAGCATCAACTTTCCAATGCATTGAGTACATATGTGTTGTCATGACATCAAATTTAGGCATCTTTTTTAACCTTAGGTTTATCATCCGCACTTGGCAGTGATACCAGCATATTCATTAAAGTGAATACTTCTGCATAAGGTTGTTTAGCTAGGTAATTTACTATTACCTGTGCTTGTTTTTCTGTTATTAATTTATCCATAATTTTCTCCTGTTGTTTATTATAACACTTGATTGTGTTTAAAATATGGCATTTAATATTCCCATCGTAAATATAAATACAGCAATGGAATTGACCACCATCAAGGCTCGGTCATGCCATAAAATTCCTACTACTAACCACCCGAATACTCCTACTAAATGGAAACCCAAATTGTAAGGTGTAAGGTCGAGTGAAGTCATAGCCATACCTATAATGATGATGAAGGATGCTGTCCACTTTATATACCACGATAAATCATGGGTTGGTGTTACTTTATTAATGGATCGTTTCATCTGGTGTCATCCTCATTTTAGATAATTCTTTTTCAATGTCCTCATCAAATTTTTCTATAAGTGGTGCAGCTTTTGTCATCCCTATTACACATCCTGCAAATACTGTAAGTGCCCCTTCTAGTCCATACCTTATCATTAAACTTCGCAAGGCAACTTCTAATAATGCGTTTTCTATAATCTCTAAAGGATATTTTTTAGAGAACTCAGAAATTACGGGGCGTAATTCTTCTATACATTTTCTGAATTGCTCCTCCAATTCTTTATGTTCCATCATAATTTATCTCCACTTTCTGTAACAATGTGCAACTCCTCTTTCTCCAATATTGAAGAAATAGTAACTCCTATCTTGTCGTGTCTCATTAGTAATTGATCGTATTTTGATGGAAGAATAGTTTCTTCATCAATCATTTGTACTTTAAATGCTTTTATATATTTTTTAAATCTCATGTATAAAGCAAAAGGTTTTTCACTTTTTATTAAGATAAAAGCATTATCTTTTTCCGTATTATCTAAGTAACTTACTGCCTTTTCCAATGCGTTTGATATATCTATCTGTTGCAATAGATCGTAAGTTTTTGGGTTGTAAGCCATTGTTCTCCTGTCTTGTTTCATAATCATTTTCATCTAAAAGGTTAAACGATTGAGTGTAAGAGTAATCTAAATGTGTATTAAACATACCCTCAGAATCATCCAATAATTCAACACAATCATATTCCATTTCATAATTATATTTGCTTTTCTTTCTCATACTACTTTGTACCACGTTATATCTCATTTGTCAAACACTTTCGAATATATTAGATAGCCACAAAAACCTGCCCATACTACTGAAAAAGGGGAAGGGTGTACTAAACTGGCTATGCCTGTTAGTATTATAAATCCCCAAGTGCTAAATATAAATATTATTCTTGCTGTTGTTTCACCGAACATGAATCCACTCCGTTCTGTTATCTTTGGTTATAATTGTGCTATCTTGCTTTTGATAGTAGTTGACATCTTTTTCTATACCATTTGAATCTGGTATTAAAAACATCAATGCTGTTTCATATACATTAGACATTACTGAATGTGGTTTATTTACATGATTCATATTTTCAATAGCAACTTGTATAGGAATAAAACCTGCATTGTATTCCATAGCTAATATCTGATCGTAATTTAAAGTAGTTACTTCATACAGTTCTCCTACAATTTGATGGTTATGTACGTCTGAATAGTAAACCATTGGGAATGATCCTAAATAACTACTCATGCCATACCAATTATCTTTAGTTACATAATCTCCTACAAAAACTTCGTCTACTAACAAAGAATTTAATCTGTGCTTTTTCTTCAAAGTTCCGTACACAAATAACTTGTGCCGTTTTATATCTTTTTCCATTAATTAGCATAATCTCCCTGTTTAAAAGGTATTTGCATACCCTTGTTTAATAACTGTACTTGTACAATGTTTACTCTTGGCACAACTACACCACCTCCACCTGTTTTAGATTCATCATCATAAGATGATATAAGTATGACTTTATCTTTATCTTCAGATAATATCCATCCTACAACTTCAACTGGTCTTAATTCTTGTTTTTTTAAATCTTCTATATCCTGCCATGTGTTGTCATCTGACATAGCATCAAGCCATTTCATGTAAACTAATTTCATAATTACCCTTGTCGTAAAAATATATTTGTTAAACTTTCAATTTGATCTTCAACTACAAAATTTCTAGAATTTCTAGCTTTACCTAAAGGCATTGCTCTATTATATTTTTTGCCTTGTGCATATTGTGTTGCAAGTTTATTAGAGTATTCAAAAACAACTCGTTTACCTACCTTGCGAACTAAAATAGGTATCTTATTCATACCACAATGATGACTCCAAGTATGTTTATCTTCACGAGCCAAATCGACATTCAGTCTGCGATAATAAAAAGGTATTTTATTATGTTGTAAATTTCTAATTAAAGCATTAACATCTGTGGCTCTGTCCTCGTTGCTACATTCTTCATACCCATTTCCATCATCATCTTCAAAGTATTCATAACGGGGATGGATGTAGGGAATTTGTACTGCTCCTTCAGGTAAGTATTTAAAAATGTGCATTACTTACTCACTAACCATATCATAGCTAAACCACAAAAAATTATAATAGCTACTGTAATTAAATAATCATTCGGCATCTGTTCCTCCATAACTTTGTTCCTCATTTGATATCTTAATTATATCAGAATTTTTATCTTCGTCAAGTTTTATTTTTTGTTTATTTCCATAAACAGCCTCTTTTAATTCTTCCCATAAATATATAAAAGCATCTGTAGAATCTTCTTTTATATTATCTACGTCAAATTCTTCCTCTATTCTATCTAGGATATCTATGATTATTTGTTTGTTTATTAAGTGTATCTCTTTCATTATTCTGATGCTCCTTTCATAAAGTCTGGCATTGGTGTACCTTTTTCCCATTTGGCAAACCTCGACTTTTCGCCTATGTAAAATTGTTGATATGCTGTAACAGTAGCCCGTGTACCTCCCAGTTGTTTGTATTTGTCTGGCATACATTGAGGTGGTGCTGTTGCATATCCATGTAGTCCTTGTGTTACATATATTAAATCATCATACTTTCTTTTAATGTATGTTAAGATACGACTTGACTTATGAATTTTGCCGTAGCGTTTAGTGTACTCTTTAGAGATTTCTTTAGCGTGTTGGTACAGCCAAGTAAGATTTGATTCTGATTCTGCTACCCATAAGGTAGATGGGTGTTTTGGATGTGCTTTTTTATAAAGGTGTTCATCATCTCCTCTCAATTCTCTAACTGCTGTAGATAACATTTGACATGATTCTAATAACATTTTTGGTATGTGTTTATCACATAACATCTGTGCTGATATTTTAGGGTCTGGGTTTAAAAAAAATATATTCATTTTCTTACCTTTGGTTTACGCATATAATTCTTTTCAGGCTTGTATCCTGATTTTATTTTCTTTTTCATAGCGTTAATTCTAGCTATGCTTTTTTCATAAGATTCTATTAATTTATCTAATTGTTTTATCATAACATTTATCAGCTTATTGTCAATCATTTTCTGCTACCTTTCTATTTAATAGTGAATGGGTTAGATTTATGCGGTCTTTAACTATAGGGTTAACATACCAAGTCTTCTTATTTTTAAAGTTAGGGTGCGATTTACTTGAAATATATTGTAATCCTTTTACACTACCAGATGTAACTGTTTTATTTCTATAACCTTTACACAATCTACCTAAAGGTCGTGATAATTGTGTACCTGTAAATTCAAAATAGTCTTTAATTTGTTTGGTTGTACAATAAGGGTTTTCATCAATAAAATAGAATAACCTTATATCCTTTAAAGTAATTTCATTACCAAAAAATAAGGTTAAGGAATCAATGTCCTTTAAACTCAACTTATTCATACTTCTGTTTCCTCCACTTGTTGCCACCATTGTGCTAATGCTTTCTCTTGCATATACTTGTCGTATTGTTCTTCTGTTAGTGTTTCAATTAGTTCTTCTTCTTTTTGTAGTGCTAGTTCGCTCATTTTACTCATGGTTGCCCCTTTTGTTTATATATGTATTATACCAATAGAATGTGTCGAAAGTATGGTCTGGGTGTTTTTGATAGTATGATAGTATAACTCCGTATAACCTCGAACAAACTCGTAT